AGTTCCCGCGATTCTTGAGGCCTATCGTGCAAACCCCGATCTGGACTTTCACCAGTTGGTGTCTGATCTCACCGGCATACCCCGGAACGCTCAGTACGCGGGTGGCCCATCTTCGAAGGCGATTAACCTCGGGCTGGCGTTCAATATGGGGTCAGGGCGGCTAGCACAGGAGTGCGGACTGCCCTACACCGAGGAAGTGGGACCCAGCGGCAATGTGTTTCTGAAGGCGGGACCCGAGGCGATGGCACTGTTCGACAAGTACCACACCGCGAACCCCGGGATGCGCAACACCGCGCAGAAGGCGAGTAACATCGCGAAGGAACGCGGCTCGGTGCATTCAGTGATGGGCCGTCGGCTCCGCTTTCCGGGCGGGCAATTCGTGCACAAGGCGTCGGGGCTGATCTACCAAGCCACCAGCGCGGACTGCATGAAGCAAAAGCTCATCGAACTGCACAAGTATTTAACTGCCGAAGGCTGTGGGCGACTACTGCTAACGGTGCACGACGAAGTGGGCATATCGCTCGATAACGACTCACTCGACAAAGCGCAAGAGGTAGCACGAATCTACACGACCTTTGATGGTGTAGAATGCCCCATTCATCTACGTGTTCCGATCACGTGCGAGTGGGGCATAGGCGAGGACTGGTACGAAGCGAAAGGATAGAGGTAATGGACAAGATTAAAGTCGTAGTCGATCTACAATACGGGAGCACCGGCAAGGGGCTGATCGTGGGCAAGATCGCGGAGGATGAGGAACCCGACACGGTAATCACTGCGTGGGCACCCAATGCAGGGCACACGTACATCAGCAAGACTGGACGCAAGTTCATTCACACACACCTTGCAAATAGCATCGTGTCGCCCATGCTCAAGCAGGTGCTACTTGGCCCCGGCTCACTCATCAACCCCGTGCAACTGCTTGAAGAGATCGCCGCATGCGCGGATTTGCTCAAGAACGTTCGCATCGCGATTCACCCGCACGCCGCCGTAGTGACGGATCGTCACATCGAAGAAGAAGCCGGGCCGATGACCAAGATCGGTTCGACTAAGAAGGGCGTGGGTGCCGCGATGATTCAGCGCATCCGACGCGATCCGGACGATTTGAATATAGCCGCGAATTGTGAGGGACTAGCGAAATACGTAGTCACAGTGTCCAAGTACCGCCAATGCTTGCGCGAAGCCGAACATGTGCTGGTGGAAGGTGCGCAAGGGTACGGACTCTCGATGTACCACGGCTTTTACCCCTATACTACCTCGCGTGATGTGAGTCTGTGGCAAATCCTCGCCGATTGCGGCATTCCACACGACTTGTTACCCACAGTAATGGACTTGCCCGATATCACAGTCGTCGGCACTTGTCGCACCTACCCGATCCGGGTGGCTAACCGATTCGACACACACGGCACGCAAGTCGGGTACTCCGGCCCGTGCTACGGCGACCAGTTGGAGATCACGTTCGAGGAGATCGGACAAAAGACGGAGCTTACCACCGTCACCAAGCTACCACGCCGCATTTTCACGTTCAGCCGCCAGCAAATCGCAGAGGCGATAGAGTATAATGGTGCCCGGGAGATCTTCCTGAACTTCGTTAACTACTGCAGGACCGAGGAAGAGGTGCAGGACATAGTCGAGTCGATCGAGCGTTCGCCGAATACGTTCGTGCGTTGGATCGGACTCGGACCGGAATATAAAGACGTGTACTCGATGCCCCAGTACGGGCAAGAGGCACGAATGGGGCGAATTCTAGAACTTTGGAGGGCTTATGCTACAGGTAGAATCAACAGTACACACGGATGAAGTCAATGAGACCCCATGGGCAGTTCACCCCGAACGGGCGGCAGAAGTTGTTGACGCGCAAGGCGCAACCGTCGCGACTTTCGAAGTTCGTCACCACCTCAAGGGTGTTCTCGGCAATTGCGACCGGAATGCAGATCTTGCAGTACGGGCAGTCAATGCATACAAAAAGAGGGGTGGTGCAGATATTCGCCAATTACAGGACCGCATCACGAAATGGGCGGATACGAACTTCCCTCATAGGACTACAGCCGATATTCTACTCAAGCTCTATGAAGAGGTCGGCGAATATGCGCGTAATCCAAAGGCGGCTCTCGAAATGGGCGACATCATGATCCTCTTGCTCGACGTCGCGCACAAAAACGGTATAGACGTACATAAGGCGGTAGAGGACAAGATGGATATCAACGAGGGACGCGAGTGGGAAGTCGACGTCAACACGAGGATCATGCGCCATGTCCAACCGAAATGATGAATTCGACAGTTGGTACAACGAGTCCTTCGGTCATGTGCTAGGGTCCGAGGACGACGAGAACCGCGAAGCGGTTAAAAAGATCTGGAATGGAGCACTGGAGCACATCGCTCACAAGTACGAGTTCCAGATCTTCGGTGAATTGTCCGGCGACCAGATCGCGGAACAGATTAGACGTTTACAGGCGGTGAAATCATGAGTTTAACAGTATACGAACAACTTCGCGCTTGCCATGTCAAGCGGTGGCACATTGTGCAGACGTCGAGGGAGCAGACGTTGGCCGAGCATTCTTTCGCAGTAGCAGTGATTGCGGGATCCCTCGCGGCGGCTATGCGCTGGAAGGGCCTGTTGCAGGACTCCGGCAAGCTCAAGCTCTTGCAGTGGGCACTCGCACACGATATCATTGAGGTGCGCACCGGGGATATGCCAACGCCGTTCAAGCGAGACCTAGAAGCGGTGGGGGGTAAGGGTATCGTGGAGAAGGCCGAGGACCAAGTGGACACCGAGACCATGTCGGCGTACCGGCAGGTGAAAGGCTCCGATATAGAAGCTATAGTTAAGCTTGCGGACCAGATCGAGGCGATTTTTTTCTTGCAGGATAACGGAGTAGGGGCACACGCCAAGCAAGTGCTCGATGGCCTTCGTGCGATCCTTGCGGACATGGTTGGCGAGACCGAGCGTTTGCACCCGACACTGAACGTGCGCGAATCGGTTCGCCGCGTTTGCAACGATATAGGCATAGCGGGGGGATGGTTATGAACTGTATTAAATGCGGCGAAGACACCCGAGTTACTACCACGTACCAAAACGCGAATGGCGTCACCCGCCGTCGCCGAACCTGCAATCACTGCGAATTTCGATTCACGACTCGCGAAAGACCCGAGATACCTGAATCACCCGAGGATGAAAAGGAAGGACTTGACAACCTGTCCCACGTGTGGTATAATGGATCCCCGACCAATAAACCATAGAGGACATACACAGATGACTAGTACCCCCATATTCTACCACCCGGCCCAAGAGGTCGCGTTCGACTTTATCTCGGTAGCGAAGATCCCCGAGTTCATCCACCAGTTGGAGGGTGACGTGCGATCGGGCTTCGAGCCGTACACGGCGGCCGACTTCGAAGAGGCCCACCACCGCGAGTACGTCCGTGGCGTGCTGAAGAATGTCGCCCCCAACGGGTTCGGTACGATCGATCCGGAGCTGACCAACTCGCTCCTCTACTCGAACGCTGGCCACTGGGCGGCGGCTAAGCACGTGCTCGAGAACGGCGGCGTTGCGTGCTCCGCGACGCAGGGCTTCCACCACGCCCATTTCGAGGACGGGTACGGGTTCTGCACGTTCAACGGGCTGATGATTACCGCGATGAAGGCACTGCGGAACGGCGCGACGAATGTGCTGATCATCGACGGGGACGGGCACCACGGCGACGGCACCGAGGACGTGCTGGACCACCTGATGATCCGGGGCCGCGTGACGCACATTACCCGCCCGGACATTGGACGCCCGGTCCACGCACAGTGGAACGCCGAGATGTGGCATTCGTTTGCTAAGGGATTGATTCGAAGCTCGAAGGCGGGTATAATACTGTATCAGGCCGGTGCTGACGCTTGGGACCAAGACCCCTATGGCGTCGGATACCTGTCGAAGGAGGGTCTTGCGGCCCGCGATCGTGGCATCTTCACCGCCGCACGCGAAGCCCGGGTCCCATTAGTGTGGAATCTAGCTGGGGGATACGCGAAGCCGATGCAAGACTCGATCGACATTCACCTGCAAACGCTGGCGATCAGCAACGAGGTATACCATGGCATTAGTCAAGAATCTCTCATTCGCTGACCTGATGCAAGGGGTAGGCAGAGGCCATCGTGCCATTGCCGCCACCCCGGACGCCCAGCGCATTCCGCTTGGGATGCGTCAAGCGCAAAAGGGTATGCTCCCGGCAGAAATCGTGGAGCAGTATAACAAGGCCGGGATTTTTGGCAAGACTTCCAGCGGCGAACCGATTCGTGCGACGATGTCGAGTACCGATGAAGATGCGGTAACGCGAGGATTCATGCCTAGAACCGGTAAGCTCCGGCTAGACCCCGAGAGCAAGGCCCCGAAGGACATAGACCAAGCGCACGCGATGGGTGCATACCCTAATGTCACTTGGACCTATGGCCGCGCACGGCCCGGCAAAGAGGACCTCGGGTACGGCCTGCAAAGGCTGATGGAGCAAGCCGCGATGCGCGATCCTCGTCGGACTTCGTTGACACCTGATCCGATGATGACCGAGCTTTACGCGATGGACGTCAAGCCCGACGGGTACGGACTTCGCGATCCGAACGCCGCATGGTGGAAGAGTCTGCCCGCGAAAGGTAAGGAGATGTACGCGCTGGCGTACGACATGATGCGAGCACAGGGCCACGGCAACGTGGCGTCACACCTGACCGACGTGAACCAAGCGCGGCGACTCGGCAATGTGGCGTCGCACTCACTCGGACACGGGGACTTGCGATTCATTTCTCCGGTAGAGGAGATGGGCCACATGCCCGGGATGTCGGGTCAGCTTTTCTCCGCCCCTATTCAAGCCGCACACGCCGAGGACTACTACCTGAAGAAGCTAATGGGTGGCCCGGGGATGGTTGCGAATCGCAAGACCGACGAGTACATGGACGCGGCGGCGGATTTGCGTACACCGGACTTCCTGTCGATGACACCCGAGCAGACGATCGGAACGCTCCTCACACGAGAAGCGCAACTGGCTGGTGCCTACGGCCCCGGCACGGGTACGGTGTCCCCACTGCGATTCAGCCAAGTGCGTCCGCACGAGAACGCTTTGCTCAAGAACTTGGCCGAGCCACAGGTGATAGCGAACCCCGGGCGAATAGAGGGGGCGATGGGTCCCGCGACGCTGGGCAGACAGGCGACGACTGAGGCTTTGATTCGCGGGATGCTGAAAGGGTACGACCCTGACGAGATCGTCCAGCGTTTGCTGGAAGACGCACCACCCGGCGGGTACAAGAACCGGTACAAAAAAGGAGGACTGGCACATGCCGCAGTCATCGCTTGATATAGAAGGGGTGGTGGCCGATCGCGGGGAAACGTACGGCGACTACACGATCCAAGCCGAGATCGCGCAAACGCTGAAGGATCTCTTTCGCGAATGCCCGGGCTGGGAGCGGCTGGAGTACCACCAGCGCGAATCCCTCGATATGATCGCGTGCAAGGCCTCTCGCATTTTGAACGGCGACCCCAACCACCTCGACTCGTGGGTGGACATCGCGGGGTACGCGACCATCGTGGCAACACGAATATCTAGGGGGGGTATTGACAAGGCTACCCCACCTGTGTTATAATACAGGGACTGGATCAGTGAGACGATCCGGACATAACCGATAGACCACATAGAGGACATACAATCATGGCAAAGACTACTACTAAGCCCGTCGCGATCACCACTGACATGGTGGACGAACTCGCCAGCGTGCGTGACCAGCTCAAGGCGTTGACCGCCCGCGAGAAGCACCTGAAAGAGATCTTCCGCGCCGGTGGCGACGCGATCTACCGTGGCGACCAGCACCAAATCGAGATCAAGTTCACAACCCGCCCACAACTCGACATGGACGCTGTCCGCGCTCACTTGTCGGCCGAGTTCATCGCCGCGAACACCGGCGAAGTCGATGTGATGAACATTCGCCAAATGGAGATCGTAAAATGAAGCCCACCCCGTACACCACCAAGACCGGCATCCAAATCGGATGCAACTACGAACCCCCACAGACGTGGGAGCCGAGTGGCGACATGGAAAGGCTCCAGTCTTCACTACTCGGTTCCGAGTACCGGACAACAGCTGAACGCTTTTGGGATGCTGTCCTTTGGACCGTGAGCGTCGCGATGATTGCGATGCTCATAATAGGAGTACACTATGCTTAACGACGACATCGAGCCGGAAGAGGACGAAGGCGCGAACACTTGCCCCACCTGCAACGCAGGTATGGCCACCAAGTGCTTGGAGTCCAAGACCGACCCCCGGTACGATATCTTTTGGGCAAAGTACGGGTACCAGTGCGAAGAGTGTGGCTATCAGGGCGACACTTGGGAAATACTGGGCGATTAGACGATACTTGACAGGTTATCGCACCTGTGTTATAATTCATTCTTCATCAACACTCATAGAGGACACTTCAGATCATGGCACACGAACTTAACTTCAATTCCGCTGGTAAAGCTTCAATGGCGTACGCAGGAGAGACACCTTGGCACGGCCTAGGCCAGCAACTCACCCCGGACGCTCCCCTCGACGTTTGGACTCGCGAAGCGGGCCTCGACTGGGAAGTCAAAAAGGGCGCGATTGCCTACGAGGTGCGCGACGAGGAGAACAACCCCGTCCGCATGCAGACCGTACCAGCACGCTGGGCACTGTACCGCTCCGACACTGGTGCGCCCTTGTCCGTCATGTCGAGCAACTACTTTATCACCCAGCCCCGCGCCG